AGTTGAAGTACTTACTGTAGTAACATTTGCTAAACCATTAATAATACATGCTCCTGAAGTTGCTCCAGCTTGAATTATAAATCCTCTTAATCTTGTTGGTCCAGCAAATAAAACTGCAGTACTAACATTACTCGCTAACGCGACTGGTTTTACATCACCCTTCATATTTTTCTCCTTGTATATTAAGGAGCCCTTTCGAGCTCCTTAAAAATTAATTATTTATGCTGCAAAAGCGAAAGCACCTGTAAGACCTGTGCTAGCCGGATTTGGTTGCATTTTATATGCTATTGTCCATGTACCATCTTGTGCACATGAAAAATAAAGATAAGAGCCTTGACTAAATAAATTAGTCACCGCGTTTGCTGGTGTATACTCAAGACTAGTTTCACCTGCAGTTGATGTATCAATAGTAAGAGCGCTAGTTGCTCTGCTTTCAATTATTGATCCTGTTGCAAATACATCTGTTCCAGCACAATCAAAAATTAATTTTGCTGTACCACCAGTTGTATCAACTGACTGAGCATGAACCACTACTGATCCTGCTATAGCCGCTGGTAATGTTACAGTTTGAGCTGCAGCACCAGTATAATTATTTACTGTTATATTATTAACAGCATAAGTTAAAGTTGTGGCTGTTGCTACTGTAGATGTAGTAAGACCTGTTAATCCAGGTACGATTGATCCAAGAAACCCAGCGCCGTTTTGTGAAAGGACTGGTCCTGAAAATGTTGTTTGTGCCATAGTTATGTTCTCCTAGTTAATCCAATCTAGTCTCTAGGCCGTCGACTATATGCGTCTAGATCAGAAGTTAATATATAGTGATTAAGATATAACTGAATTTATTGAATAGCGCAAGAGATACCTGCATCGAAAATCTACTTTTCGGATATAGCTAGGTTTTTAGCCTGCTATAGAAAACTCAGGAGCGGCCATCTCTACTTTAATTTGTCTATGTGCTATTTCAGCTTCAGACAATTTAATTTGGTTAATGATTCTTCGAATTTCTTCGTCAATCCTAACCATATCAAGAGTATAAATTCCCTCTTGAACGTAGTGTTGCTCCCAATCAAGTTCTAATGACCTTTTCTTCGTATAAAGGTTTTGAACTGACATCATCTACAACCTCCTCATAGGTTATCCAGCATTTATCTTTACCAAAAGATCTCATGCTGTCTTTTAATAATATACCTTTTTTTCCTATTTTGTCAAGGATAGCTAGTTCTATACTTTCTGCACTATCTTCTGCTTCAATGTTAAAATCAGCCATGTGTCCATAAGCTCTAAGTTTTACTTGAAACAGTTTTGTCATAATTCATTCTTTCTATCAAATTTAAGGGGCCCCATAAAGAGGCCCCAAAAATAAAAAATGCTTATAGATTAAGCACCTGGAGAACCGAACATACCTCTAGGGTCAGAAAAGCCGAAGCTGTATCTTTCTCTAGCTTTATATCTAACGTTACCAGTATCAAAATCACCTTCCATACCTGTTTTAATAGCTGCTCTTACGAACATCTTTAAACCATTAGGAACGTCAGTTTTGATAAAGAATGCATCAGTATCAGTTAAGAAATTATTAACCACATAACCTTGTGGAATCATTCCCATAGATTTGATTGCATTGATATCGTTATCGGCAGTTTGGACTCTACCTTGAGATGCCATTAATCTCTCTGCTGTAAATTGTAAAGCAGAAGGAATAATTAATTTAATCCCTTTAGCTGCAATTTTAAGACCTCTCTCGTCTACGAAAGCTGCGATGTCAATTAAAGACTGCTCTAAAGAAGTCTCATTTAAATCCGCTGAAGTAGTTAGTTCATTCTTAAATGTTCCAGCAATGATAGGATGGTCTGTAGCTAAAAGCTCTTTTCCATCACCACCTGCAAAGCTAGAATTAAACGCATTGTTAAGTACGTTTGCTGCAGTTATTTGTTTAGTGTTTGCCATAGATCTTGCTAAAGCTTTTGTATATCTAGACGCTAGTCTATCGTACAAATTATCTTCAATCGCTTCTTCAGTGATTGAAAAAGCAAGTGCTACGGTGTTATGAGTGTATCTAGCAGTGAAAGTCTCTTGTGCTTGATCAAATGTAACAGCTGAACCTTCCGGTTTAACTGATGCATTTGCAAAGCCAGATAACATTACTTCCTCTTCGAAAGCTCTGTCTGACGTTTCAATGTCAAATATTTCAACATGCTGATTCTCATATCTTTTGTATTCAAGTCCGAACAGTGCGTTCAAACCTGGTTCTAGTTCTTTAACTAGTTGTCCTCTTGAGATAGCCATATTTTATATACCTGCCGTTTGTTTGTAGAAATGTTCGTTAATATTAACGATCCATACTACGTGAGAAGATGTAATATCATCGTCTCCTGCTTGATTTGTTGCTCCCATAACTCTTAACTGGGCAGTTCCTGTACCCAAACCGGAATCGTTTAATGTTGTTTTAGATACATAGTTAGCTGTTGAGCCCGCTGTGTATGATATATCAGCATTTTCTCCGACATCAGCTTGCTGAAGCACCAGTGTTATTAGAACGTATTTCGAAACGCTCATAAGGATCGTCACTAACAAATGCAACTATATCAGTTGCCGCATTGTCAGGAACATAATTTAAGAACGTTGGTTTTTTAGTTGTTGGGTCAGTATAAAATGATCCGTTAAGTGAACCTAATAATACGTCGCCTGCTGCTGCAACTGTTATATTTCCAGTGCTTGCCATTTCGACAGCATCATTGAAATATATAATAGTCGAGCTCGCCGCTACGCTATATTCACTTAAACCTTGAGCATCTCTATTCTGTCCAACTTTGCCGACTGGTCTTAGACCAAAGCCGACGCTTGTATTGTTAGCCATATTTTATTCCTTGTTTAAGTTTATTTACTTTGTTGATATTACAAAAAAATTATTTTTTGTTCGTACCACCAAAAGTTACACGAGTCTGCCTATCACTATTGATCGGCATACTTGGATGTTGATCCTTTAAAAGGTCGTTATTAATTGCTTCTTCTCGATCCTGCGTTTGTTTATTAAAATACGCTTCGCGAGATTTTGCAACCTCTTCCGGTATCCTAGCCAACACTAGGCCACCAACTCCGATCACTCCCGAATATTTACCGTCTTTTAGTTCCGGGTAAACTGAATCTGGATATTCGTCAGCTCTCACTAACTCCCATCCTGATCTAATCTTACCTGACATGTTTTTGGTATCGTCGAAGCCTAAAACTTCAGTACGAATCCATCTATGTCTGAAACCAGCCGGCGCGGGCGGTGCATCTAAAGATGATGGTGGAGTCCAAGTTGTAGGTCTCTTTTCAGCAGTCCTAGTTTGGCTCGCACGAGGGGTCTTAATGTTTTCTTTTGTCATATGCCTATACCTCCTTCATGATATTTAATTGTTTCGCATACTCTTCTAATGGCACACCTAATTTTTTAGCAATAGCTACTTCAGATGATGTGAGTCTGACAATTTTGCGATTACTGTTTTTTCCACTTCTATTAGCCGAAGCTACATTTTGAACTGGTTTTGCAGTTGTCGTTTGTGCTGTTGTAGCAAATTTATGGGGAAATTCAAGTCTTATTCTTTTATCAATTTCCACATAGTATTCGTCACTTTGTGCATCATATCCTTCTTCTTCCACAAGTTTCTTGTGTAATCCAAAGGCTGTATATGTCATCGCCTCATCCTTACCAAACCAATTGTTCTTTTGAGCCCAATTTTGAGCTTTAGGATCTGGATTGATAGGTTGTTCCATTTGTTGTTGATATTGTTGAACAACGGGTTCAACTTCTTTTCTCTCTAGCTGTTTAGATTTTATTTCAGATAGTCTTGCATCTTCATAACCTAATTTAGCTATTTCTGTTTGTGCAGCTACTTCTGCTTTAATATCACCATCAGCTCGCGCTTGTGATAATTTTGCAATTGAAGCTTCTAAAGAAGATTTAATTCTGTTTTCCATTTCGGAAACAAAACCTGAATCTAATTTAGTTAATCGTCCTGCTAAAGAATCTTTTTCAACTTTAATAGTACGTGCATACTCAATCGCAGCTTCACGCTGTCTTTCAGCTTCACGCATTTTTTTAGTTAATTTAGCAATTCTTTTTTGCACACCTTCACTATATTCTTCTAATTCTTTCTTATTATCTTTATCGTCTGCTACTACTTCTGTTCCTTGGTCCTTGTTTTCTGTTTCTTGTTTGCTAGTTTGAACATCAGACTGCTCATTAGATTGCGCAGTTGTGTCAATGGACTTAATACCATCTTTATCATTTGATACCTCTATGTCGGTTGATTCAGGTTGCTTGACGTCTAATTCGACCTCGGCACCTGGACCTGATGTATCTATGTCTACTGTGTTTTTGTTTTCTGGCATAGTTTTCTCCTATGGTTAAATATAGTGAAGTACATCTTCTGGATTTTTAATTGTCCCTAAGACTTCATCGTCATTTAATATACGAACTTCACCGCCCTCGATTGGTAATCGCGATCCCGCGTAGCGCGCGAAGATCACCCAATCTTTTTCCTTGCACCAAGGTCCTGTTGGATATTTTTCTTTATCCAAATAAG